CGGGGACCGCCGCCGGAAGTCAGCGACGAGACGTTGAGAATCTGCTCCTGGTAGTTGCGGTAGTCCGACTCCAGGCCCAGTTGATCGGCCGGGGGCGTGGCCTGCGTCATCTCCGAGAAGGAGTTGTGTACGTCGTCCACCCAGATGATCTTGCCGTCCTGGGCCTTGTCGATATCGTCACCGATATCCGGGTTGTTGGCCTGCTCTCCCTTGCGTCCCAGGATCGTGCGCGAGTTGCGCTTGATGCCGTCAGCCCGACGGGTCAGCGACTCGACAATGCCGGCCTGGGTATCCTCGGCGTAAGCCATGACCGGCAGGCCGTAGAACTCTTCCGGGGTATTGTCGTAGGTCAGGGACGTATAGGGCGTTCCATTCATCACCAGAAAGCCGCCTCTGGGGGTGAAGTCGTCAGTAGCGACCATCTCGCCGGTAAGCGGGTCCGGTGCCATGCGGGTTTCCCCGGCAAGGAACGGATGATCGATCTCCAGCACCGGCTTCTTGACGCCCTGCGCGAAGATGTACTGTTTTTTGTGGATACGGTCATGCACCTCGCGGAACAGCACGTACTCTCCGAGAATACGTGACTCTTCCTGGGCCTTGCGCTCAACGTCCTCGCCCTCCTGATCCGACTCCCAGTCCCCGAGCATGAGATCTTCCCGGTCGTCAGCAGTCAGGGGCTTGATATCGCCCTTGTGCTGCAGGCGCTCGTCGGCTTTTACGAACTCCATCGGCACCAGCATTTTTTCGTAACAGTAGCGTTGGTGGCCGAACACATGGTTGGGCGTGACGATATCGCCAAAGAAGTTGAACGGCGACACGCGCAGGGTAGCGACCATGCCGTTCTGCAACGTGTCGTTGGCCACATACGGCGGCATCAGATCATCGTCGCCTTGAGGGTTGACCACGGTCTTGAGAATGCCACGGTAGGCGAACAGGGCATCAAACACCATCTGCTGCACATGCGCCTTGGCGTCGGACAATTCCAGCGCGTTGTTGATGGTCCGCTGCATGATTTCCGCTTGAAAAGCCTTCTGCGGGGCTGATACGCGGAAGAAGATGCGCGGGTTCTGGAAGACAATGGAGGCAATAATCTGTCGGGCCAGCGGATAGAACTGCGAGATCTTGCGGGTCTTGCTGGAATCGAGCGACACCACGTCGTTGAAATCGAGCCGGTACTGTCGATGCAGCCGACGCCAGCGACGGTGATGCTCCTCCATGAACTTTTCCGTATTGATAAACGTACTTTGCCAGAAATCTATGTTTTCTTGGTTCATGCTCTGCGCCTTTGCTTGGCGACCGGCACCTGGTCGAGGATGTTGGTGCCAAAGAACGGGTTGGCATTCTGACTGGGCTGGGCGCGAGATGGCTGATATAAATGCATCACCGCGTAACGCAACTCGTCAGCGGCGTGATCTTCGGTATGCGTATCGAGATCTTCAGGGTTGCTCTTGGAGCGGGGCAGGGAGGGCAGGGTGCGGCAGAGGTTGTCGTTCCAGCCGTCAAAGCAATGCAGCTTGCGCTGGGCCAGCATGTCATTGATAACGCGCCAGCCGGTGACACGGTCGTTGTTGGCCTTGGTGAGGGAAAGGCCCTGCTGCAAAAATACGTCAGCCGGCGACTGGTTGACCACTTCCGACAGTCTCCGCTTGACCCACATGGAGGGATCGGCAAAGATCTGCTGGGGTCGTCGGCCGTTGGTATGCGGGTTGGCCGCGATCATCCGGTCAATCTCATAGGCATGTGTGGAGGCGGTGGAGCCGGCCTGGTAGTATTCACAGAGCCGGTAGACATGGCCGTCGTAATCGATGGTGTAAAGACCAAATGACGTGGGCGAAGATTCGCCATAGTCGAGGCCCCCGAACAGGGGCCAATGTTCTGGGATTTCAAATGAGGGGATGACGCAATGTCTGGAACTCCAGTTGGTGAAGTAGGCTCCGAGGGAGACAGACCAGTCGCCTTCCAGCCAGGCCCGTACCAGCTCGGGGTCGCCAACGGACTGCAGCCTCTTGATATAAAGCGGGTCCGCATCGAGCAGGATCTTGTTGTCGGTGACAAGCGACTTGATCCACATGCGGGGAATGGCCGACTTGTCGTCCTGGATGATCGTTTCCGGTGCGCCGGCATCGATGAAGTATTCCTTGACCGCCTGGTGGCCGACGCCGCCGGGGTTGCCGGTGGCACGGACCCGCAGGTTATCGATCTTGGCCGTTGAGCGCAGGCAAGCCTTGAGTTTGTTGTAGCCCCCGAGGTTGGGCCAGTTGCACAACTCATCGAAGGCGATGTAGGTATACTGGTGCCCCATGTAGTTGTCGGCATCGGCCTCGCTCTCCAGGTGGCGCAGTCGGAGGGTGACGGTGCCGGTGGCATGGGGGATACGGAACTCATGGACACCTACCTTGTATTCAGTTCCCGGAAAGGCGGGGTAGAGAACCTTCTTGCCCTCTTCCACGACCTCGTCCAACTCGGGGAACGACCGGCGCAGGATGATGCCGCGCCATACCGATCCGTACTTCTGCACATCCGAGGCGAAATCTCCCATGAGAAAGGAGGTTTTGCCGCCGCCCCGAGCGCCACCAAAGAAAAGTTCCGGCACGAAGGAAGCCCGGATGGCTTTTTCCTGCGGTCCCGGCTGCGGTTGCCACAGAGTCGGGGCAACTGCCTCTTCCAGTTCAACTGTTGACAATCGCCACCAGGCAGTCCTCGATGATCTTGTTCTCTCCTGCCTTGAGCCAGATAATCACTTCCCCGTCAGATCCCACCGAGGGCGTTGCTGCACCGAGGGTATCCAGCGCCTTCTGGGCCAGTTCCTTCTTGGAGGGCTTTGGCGGTTCCGGCGGTACGGGTGCCGTTGCTGCCAACACCTTTTTGGCCGGTACGGCCTCTTTTTTCGGGATTTTACTGGTTGTTTTCTTTGCTTTAGCCAATCGGAGCCTCTTTTCGGGTCAGATCCATGGCTTCGTCCTCCTGGACTGAGCGCATGGCGTTTGTCAGTCGCTGCCGTTCCTTTTCAGCGGCCTCATCGTCCTTCTGCTCCCAGGATTTGGCCATTTCGGCTCGTTCCTGGAAGCCGTTGGGCAGAACGGGCCGGCCGAACTGGTCAATCGTCCACAGAGGGATGCCATCTTCCGTTTCCTGCGTGGCCGGACCCATTTTCCGCATGTTGAGAGTCTCAATACGGGGGATTTCGGGTTCTGCCGGGAGAATCTCCTCAACTTCGATCTTGGGCGCTTCTCCGACGGCCTTGTACATCTCCGTATTCTGGGAAATCCACTCTTCGTAGGACGAAGCGCGGGGCGGGAGGTTGACACCGACGGCACCGGAGACATGATGCTCGATGACCTGCTTGTCATCACCCACTTCCTGACGTATAGCCATCAGAACTTTCAGTTTCATGGCCTTGTCGCGTTCCTGCAGGTCTTCATAGATGGCTTGCAGGGCTTTGACCCGCTCTTTGCGGTCGGCCAGGGGAACATCATCGAAGTTCGCCCTATATAATCGTACCTGACGATCAAACTCCGAGCGGAAATAGTCCAGTTTGCGCCAGCGGGTAACGGTAACCGGCTGGCAGCCGACAAGCTGGGCCACCTTCTTGGTCATATCCGTCTTGGCATGACGATCCAGCACCAGGTAATGGATGGCCTGCATCTGCTGGTCGGTGCATCTGGATCTGGGAGCTTGTCGAGGCATCTTAAAAGTTATACTCGTCCGGATTAAAGTCCGCAGGATTGAGATTCCCCCGAGCAAACCCCATCTGCTGTGCGCCGGTCAGACTTCTTTTACGGGCCATTATGGAATAACCTTCGTAATGAATTCAGTCATCGACCGGGAATCTGTCTGGCCGGAAACTGCAATGGTCGGCGCAGGGCGCTGGCAAGGTTGTCGAGCGCCCGAGTATCTCCAGTGGAGCGAAGAATCTGCGCCATACCGGAAATTTCTGCGGAATTGAAATAATCGACCAATTCTTTGTCGGTCGTATTCCTCACGAAAGAACGCAGAACCTTGAGATTTTCCGGGGATGGCGTGGGAGACTGGATAATGCGGTGAATAATGGGGACGGTATTCTCGTTGGCAATACCGTCGAGCAGGACTTGCTGTGTATGGGCAGTGGCCTTGCCAAATTCTTTGTTTGCGCCGAAAAAAGCCTTGTCGGAGACAAGTTCCCCGAGGCGCTGGCCATAATAGGGACTATCGCGCATGGCGGCATGTTCGGCTCTGCTGACGACAAAGTCAGGCTTGACCACCTCTGGATTACGCTGGGCAAACCGACTTGTCGCATCTGTGACACTGGTGGCCTGGGTCGGGGCATTAGGATTCACTGGACCCTTGGCACCGAATCTGGGACCGCCGAATCCAAGCAACGGCTCAATCTTGCCATTGGACAGTTCCTTGAATGCCCCGCGAAAGTTATCTCCGAGGGACCGGGCATATTGAATGGCCTCTTCAATGGTAGAGAAGCGCCTGGCACCGTTCTTTGCTATTACAGACACTGATTTTACTGGTCCACCCACATCGAACGGCATCTCCTGACCACGGAACAACCGATCCATGTACGGGAGATCTTCCGGCGACATCAGTTGCGCCTGAGAGGACACAGGGCCGGGTTGCGGCTTCGCAGCAGGCATCCGCGCAGGAGCAGCACCGCCGCCGGTAGACTCAATCAGAGCCTGAACAATCCGATTGGCCATCTGCGGATCTCTACCGATGTTGCCAAGGCTTTGCAGGGTACCTGCCAAATTCCATTCTCCCTATAAAAAAGAAGGAACTACCGGCTTGCTCCCCACAAGTGACCGGCAATCCCCTCTATACCAACGAAAGATCAGACAATCGGCCGCTCTCCCCAGAACGTTTTTCCACCGAGGTATAATCCTTCGTTGTGAACGATAGTCACCTCACCAATTTAAGGCAACCCCTTTTCCTCCAGCACCCTGACCCGAGATGCCAGTGAAGGCCGATCAAGACTTTCCTCCATCAACCGGCAAATCCAGGCTGATAAGGAAATACCGTCCGTCCTGGCCTGCTCGGTAGCCAGTTGCTTCAACTCCAGATCGCACAAGATATGAATCTGCTCAGCCATCCTTGCCATTGGCCTTCGCAACTGGAGCAGAAGCCTTCAACTCAATACCAAGTGCCTCACACTCCGCAGTCACATAGTCGCGCAAGTCCTGCTTGTCCTCCGTACTGAGGCCACGATACTCCCTCATAAAATCCCCGGCCATACCAAGATTGTCCCGCAAATACCCCACCAGAGTCACAGCCATACCAGCCCTCCTCAAAATGACACTACATGAACGTCCCTACCCATTCTACATAATCCTCTACAGTATAGCAACCAGTTCCCCAATATCCCTTCCTTTTCCAGATCCAGTTGCATACCTTGCCGGGTACAACCACCCACCAGAACCAGCCGGTACAGCCGATGTATCCGGTTCATCCCATATCCCAGATTGGAGAACACCATGCCCAAAGTCGGCGGCAGACATTATGCCTATACCAAAAAAGGCCAGGCCCAGGCCAAATCCGCAGCCAGGAAGTCCGGCCGGAAAGTCAGCCATAAGAAACCCAAGAAGAAATGCTGAAACAGCCAGTTAGCCTATACAGCCCCCATAGGCCATTCTACATAGGCCATACAGGGCAATGGTATTTGAGCTGATATATTAACCCTGGCCTTTTAACCTTCGGGATCGGTTTCACCTCCTGGCCAGCTTGAATCAATCGATTCAATCGGCCATTTGGCCAATGGCCATAGGTCAAGCCAATTGGCCAAATGGCTCCTATGGCCATTGGTTATTGATTGCCATTGGCCAATGGCCATTGGGTACCCATAGCCATCAACCATCCTATCCGTTTCCTATCGTCCTATGGGTTCCCTTGTCCCCTATGTTTCCAGGCATTTAGAGGGGGAGTGTTGCGCTTTATTACATACGTGCCTGCAATAGGAACAACCATACCCCATACCCGGAGGAACCTATGTTGACGACGTATCGAGACGACCGTACGGATACGGTCATAGAATGGAACGGCAGCGCCACGTTCAACGTCAAGGTTGACGGTGTTGACGTTGATTGCTTTACGGTTTACGGCGCTCCAAGCCTTGGG